AAAAAAAAGATAAGCCAAGCCCCCCATGCGTATAGCACAGGGGGCCTGACGAATCTCAGAAGGGTTTAACCTTCATGATGAGTCCGAATGCCTTGGATGATACCACGGCAAGTCGCTCATACTGCAGAACTGCGACAATCCCGAGGATTGAGGTAGCGGCACCAAGCATCGCATCAGGGCTGAGCTTCTTGCTGTCGCCAAGGGCTTTGGCTTTAGCAAGGGTCTCAACGTTCCGAGCGATCGTGGTGTACTCCTCAGATGAGGGATCGTGGAGTTCCGCTTCTTTGAGAGCGGCGTTGATGGTGTCCATGACGAGATCGGTCTTCATGGTGTGTCTCCTTTCTAGGGTTCACTATATTGCAGGTTTTTCTCGCTTAGACCTGCTTGACGTCCATGGTCACCTTGCCGTTGCGGAGCATCTCGGCGACGGGCTGCTCGAAAGCGGCGTGGATGTCCTGGTTCTCCGAGACATGGAGAGTCCCTGAGGTGGTGTTACCCGTGTACTTGGCGGAGGAGACGCCGAGAAGAACGCCCAGGAATGTGTCGACCGCGGCGATGGTACCAGCGACCTCGGTGGGGTTGGGCAGGTGCCAGAGCGCGGCGAGGGTGACATAGAGCGCAGAGGTGGCCGGAAGGGCAACCAGGGCGATCCACTTGAGGATGTCGTAGGAACTGTTCTTCATCTGGTTCTCCTTGAGGTGTTTACCTGTCATCTGACTTCTTCCTTGCTGTGGGACGGGATGAGGGGACCACCGGGAGCCTCTTGACCTCTTCAACGATCCTCTCGGCGAGACCATTTCCACCGAATTCGGCATATGGCTCGTAGAGGTACTTCATGAAGTCCTCGTACTCGTCGAGGGTCAAGAAGCCCCGGTGAATGTACGTCTTGCCGACGTACACAATTCGATCATGCGCCATCCCCAGCAGCAATCTTGTGTTGGCGGACTTCCGATCCTGACGTTTCTGGATATATACCCAGAATCCGGTGGACCCGAACAGCGACAACACGACCGCAATCAGTATGTCTAGTGCGGGATTGAAACCGAAGTGCTGCATGTCTTCCTTATGCGGTAACTACATAGTAAGGACGAATTCCTCGCTCGTAGTTTGCGGGTGTAAGGAGCGAAATGCCCGACTTATCCACACACCAAGCCATTGTTGCGTTAGCAACATCCTGAATCCAGTACGGGTACTGGGGTACGGTGATGAGCTTGGCGTTCATGTGAAATGCCGGGAACTGTCCCTGGGCCATGAACGAGAAGTCAGTCCTTCGGTGAGTGGACTGGGCGTAACCCTGCTGGTTTCGACCGAAGATCATTTCCTCATTCATGATTGCGGCCTTGGGCTCGCCGAACCAACCGAGTTCGGCAACGATACCGTCGTCGATCTTGGTTGTGAATCGGTGCCAAGGCGAGTTGAGGTTACCGCCGAACATCTGAGCACCGCGGTTTACCGCAGTACCGATGTCCTGATTGTTCAATGTAGAACCGGCGTAACCTTTTGTCGTATCGGAGTTCTCGTCCCACTTCGCCCCATAGAGGCTCTGATCCGGTACGACGACAATGTGCGCACGGTCCCATGGCTGGGGTCCCATGCCTCGGAAGTAGTCGAAGGCCACGATTCGCCAAGTCACTCCGGCGAACTGCCAGTAGTCACCGAGCCACATGCCCTTGAAGGTTCCGTTGTTGATGTTCTTCCGCTGCTCGGCATTCACCGAGGAGCCGAGATGGTCACCTCGATAGATGGAGTTGTGGGTGCCACCGTTAGTGGTATCCAGCAGGTCGAAGAACGTGTTCCGGTTCTCAAGGCGGTTGTGCCACGTCGAGACGTTTCGAGAAAGCGAGTTGACGTTCTCGTTTACCGATCGGAACTCCCGACGGATGTCCGCGAACTGGGTCTTGAGGTTGGCCACGTCTGCAGCGTTGTTTCCACCAGCCTGAGCAAGAGCGTCGCGAACGTCTCGGAACCAGCTATTGAACTCCGCCTCGAGTCGGTCTGACAGCGCATTTAGGCTGATGTGCTCAGCCACTCCTGCGATGTAAGGAAGCTGCGTACCGACCAGGGACTTGATGTGCTCCTGGCCGATACGAGTGATTCCTCGGGGGACGTTGATCTCCGCGATCTTATAGACCTTCTTGTTAGCCGTGTCCTGCAGCTCAGGGTTGAGCTGTCCAGGAGCATTGCCTGAGGTCTTGGCGCAGATGAGCTTTGCACCGCGAACAGCCGTGGACACGTCGACTACGATACAGATGTAGTCCTTGCGGTCCGAGCTGCTGTAGGCCGCATCGACGGTAAGGGTCTCCGGTCCGGTGTTCTCGACCCAGTGATCGAACAGCCATGCTCGACCGGTACCGACCTCGACCTTCATCCCCTCACCGACAGCCTTCACTCGGAAGAGCTGGCCGACGTTGGGGAAGACGCCCTCGTTGAAGACGCCCTTGAACAACGACCCGAACTGCTCCGAGTCGTACTTTCGGTCTCCGTTTACCGAGTTGTAAAATCCACTTACAATAGGCATTACTTCTCCTTATCCCGAGGGACGATGACGCTGCCCGGGTCGTTACGAGTGAACCCGAGGGTGAATCCAGCACCATTCCACTTGTTTCGAGACGAGACGGAGATGACTGGCGTCTGAGCGAATCCACCAGGCCCCCAAGACTCAGTCATCTCGGTTAGCTGGACCTCTCGAACCGTATTCCTCTTGATCTCGTTCTTTGATTCCTTGTATGAGAATGGAACGTACTCGAATACGTCTCCGATTCGGAACCCTTTGCGGTACTCGACGCCGCTGAGGTTCTGGATCCGTCCCGAGAACATCTCGAGAGGGGTGTACTTCGGGAACATGTGGTCAAGCGCCCAGAAGGGGAAGAAACCTGCTGAGAGCTTATTGATCATGTTCTTCTGCTCGTTACTGAGGCGATTCCAGTCCTCGACAGCGTATGGCTTGTGGATACTGGTGTTGTCCCAGATCACTTCTCGACGATAGATATTGTCCTCGGATCGAAGAATATGCTCGATCGTCTGAGTGGTGTTGTTAGCAGGCCAAGAGTAGTCGAAGTCTCCGGTATCGAAGATTTCGTAGATGACGGACTTCTGGTCCACATTGGACTTGATCGCCTCGAACTCGGTGAAGTTGTCGTTATCCTCAGCAAGGACTACTGTCTCTACCTTTCTTGGGGCGCGAATGAACGTTCGATACGTATCAGTCTTGTCCCACTCGACCTGCCAGAACAGCTTGTACCCATTGGGCTTGGCCGCACTGAGAACGTCACGCATGATCTCACCGACGGGACAGCGGTCATAGGTGACCCACTTGTTGTCCTGCCAGGTTCGACCGGTATCGTTTACGAAAGCAAAGTCGGAGACTGCCTCGTTCCGGTAGAAGTTGAACCGGTCAATCCTTCGAGACGCCTCAGCCGAGTGTCCAAAGTTATCATGAGCGAGCTTCTCCGCCATGGTCTGCGCACGAAACATCCCGTTCGAGTCCGGCTGAATCATATGGCGATGCTTAGTAACACGCCAGTCATACATGGACTCAAGGGACCGTCCGGTGATCTTGTGCCGATAGGCGGTTTTACCCTCCTGCTTAGTCGACACAGTCTCCACTACCATAACCGTCGAGGTGTCGTCTCGAACAAGGTAGTTCCACACACTGACCGGAGACGTAGCGCTGTGACTGAACACGATGAGCTCGAACTCGCCGTAGTCATATGCCCGCTCAGTCCAGTTCAGCGAGTGGAAAGTTGTTACCTCGACCCAGTCATCGGCCCTCCCAGGGCCTGTCTCAAACAAGTGCATCCTTAAAGTCCCCTATAGAGCGTCTCGAACTCAATAGTAGTATCGACAGCCGCAGGGTCGGCGTCGAACTCGAGAGAGAAGACATTGTCTCCTCGGTAAAGCCGAAGCCATCGGGACTCGGCAGTGATTAGTCCAGCAACGTATGATTCCTTACCCCTTGCTCGGTGGATGATCGACTTGTACCCATCTCGAGTATCCACCACGAGCTGCTCGTCCGGATAGAACATGCCCGCCTTGGCGAACGACATTCCCTCGCCGGTGGTCCGGTTGTCGATTGACAGTCGTGTAACCGTCGAACGGAACGAGAAGGTGATGATGACACCCGTGGGAGCATCACCGTTGTATCGAATCGTACGAAGGTGATCGTACCGCTCGTCGCCGAAGATGAGTCGACCATTCGGCTGAGCAGGAGAGTACTCCGGGAACTCGAACATCGGGTCTGCGCCATTGAACCGAACGACATGCTCGGTCTGGGTGGCGGAAGACCGCCAAAACGGGTTCATCGCTATAAGTGAGATCTGAATCTCCTGGTTCTCCGAGAAGATGTTCGGCTCCACGGACTCGACGTAGAAATCGAGGTGTGCGATCTTCAGCTCGGTTCGAATCTGGAGGTCGATCTTCTCCGCAACAGGGAATACCTCATAGACATGCTGTCGGACCATCTCGATGTCCTCCCCAATGGGGATCAAGGTGAGAACAGTGTTCCTGGTCCCAACCTTGACCCCCTTGAAGAGTCCTCCATCGATCAAGGCGAACTTCTCGTATGAGATTTCTGACTTGACGGGGCCGATGCCGGTGACTTCCTTGACCGCGACGCCCGAATCCCACGGGTTAAACAGATCCAAGTCAAGCTTTTCCCCGAGGCTATTCGTAGCCACGATCTGGTGAATCATAGTGACAACTGGTCCTTTGCTTGTGCCAGCTGGTTACGGGTCTGACGGTAGATCGTCGCCGCGTCCAGGGCCTCTGGTGAGTTGTTCGTCTGGTTGAAGGTGATGTTAACACCACCATTTTGACTAGCGAGAGAAGACTTCTCGGAGTCAGACAGTCGCTCGTACGGTCGAGCGCTAACCGAGGCGTTATAGGTACCGCTCAGTGCGGGAAGCACGTTGCCGATACCCTCTGCCTGCTTCTGCATCTCATCGAGGTTAAGAACGGGCTTAATCTCGGGAGAGTATGACGGGTCTTCGGAGATGATGTCGTTGATCTTATCCAGAGGAGCCTTCATGGCGTCGTAGGCACCACTAGCAAGGCTTTCTCCAGCGGCACCAACCTTCTCCTCGGAGTCGGATAGACCAAGCACCATACCATCACCGATGTAGTGACCGAGCTGGCGCATAAGTCTCGAAGGCGAGTGGATTCCGAAGTAGCTCTTGACTCGGCTGTAGGCGTTCTTCGAAGCGTTAACCAGCTTCTCGCCGATCTGCCAAGCCTTGGATGCCAGGCCACCGGTGACACCGTCAATGATGGCGGTAGCGATGTTAATGCCTGCCCTGCGGAAGCTGGCCGAGTACTTACGAATCGTGTTGGCGATACCCTCAAGGAACTTAAGGATCATGTTTGCCGCAGCATCGAGGATCCTCGGAATAGCGTTTCCAATACCATTGATGAAGTTGACAATCAGATCCGTACCAGCGCTGATGATGTCTGGGAGCTTGCTCGAGACACCCTCGATAAACTTAGCGAGGGCGTCCGCGGCCTTCTGACCGAACTCATAGGCGTGGTTGTCCAGCTCGGTGAGCATTGCCTGGATAAGGACAAACAGTGCGTTCACTACACCAGGGATATTCGCCGTGATGGCGTAAATCACTGCACCAAGAAGTGCCGCCATAGCTACTCCGATGGCTGGTGCCTGCTGACCCAGAGTGATGATGAATGAGGCAAGTGCATTCGCCAGGTCCACTGCCAGCTGGGGCAGAACCGCACCAAGCATCTTGATGCCCTCGGCCAGTACGACGAATGCTGCGGCACCAACCGTAGCACAAATTCCCAGTACGACGGCGAAGGCGGCCATCGAGATGGAAATAGGCAACAGTGCCAGACCAAGCCCGAACAGAGCAAGGGTCAGGATGACTAGTCCAGGAGCAACCGCCTCAGCGACTGCCGCAGCCACCAAAAGGATAGCCAGTCCGCCCGCTAAAGCGATCATACCGATTGCTAGCTCGGTCCAAGACAGTCCGCCTAGCATCTTGATGGCTCCAGCAAATGGCACAATCGCCGCCGCAAGAATGGCCAGCGCAACAGCCCCTTCAAGGAACTTACTTGCGCCCGCCATAGCCACGACAAGAATCCCGAGACCAATTGCTAGAGCGATTAGCCCCTTGGCGAGGGTGCTGAGATCCATGTTTCCAAGGATGGCTACTGCTGCAGTAAGCGCAATAACTGCCACAGACATTGCTAGAATGGCGCCGGCTCCGCGGCCACCTCCACGTCCTGCGACATTTGTTGCTACAGCGAGGATTCCAATAATTACACCAATAGCGATTACGCCCTGGATAAGCTTTCCAGTGTCCATCGTCCCAAGCAGCCAAATGGCCGCTACTAGAATAGAACAGGACACTGCAAGACCCATAAGGATCCCTGCCCCCTTACCCATGAATGGGTCCTTGGAGACAACATACATGAATCCGGACAGCATAGCAATGATAACGCCAAGGGCAATAATACCCTGAATGGCCTTTCCGGTATCCATCGAGCCTAGCATGTATACTGCTACAGATAGGATCACGCAGGCTACAGCTAGACCCATAAGGATCGCTGCCGCACCTTCGGACCCCTCCATCTCAGAGGCTTTGGTGATGAAGTCCTTGAGGTAGTCAAGCATGAACTTCAGCGCAATGATTCCCTGGATTGCATCAGCGGCATTCATGGACCCCAACATTCTAACTGCACCAGCAATCAGCAGCAGGGCAATACCGAATGTCACAAGAAGTGCCATGATCACAGGCATGTCCTTCTTGAACGCCGACAACTTAGTCAGATCCTCAAGGGTGTTCGTCAACATGTCGAACAGGACCTTAAGTGCCGCGAGAACAATCAGGAGCTTCGGTGCTGGAACAAACGACATCACGATCAGAGCCGCGGCAAGAATGCCGATAGCTACGGCAATCATGATCAGTGCCTGAGCCTTGATCTTCGACTCGAAAGCCGATAGAACGTCCCCAAGCTTAGTAAGCGTCTCCCCAAAGGTGTCGGCAAGGTTGCCGATCTTATCGAAGTTCTTCTTGAACGAGTTCACCCATCGAACCATGGCGATGAGGAATCCGCCACCGATAGCGGTGACAAGAATCTTCCCCATATCATAGGACTTGAGGTTCTCGTTCGCCTTACCGAGGGCTTCGCCAATGGCACCGAACGCCTTAGATGCACCATTCTTGATGGCCGGACCAAGGGTCTGTGTGAAGAAGTTCTTGAAGTCGATGAGCTTCTGCTTGATTGTGTTGAACAGCTCGGGAAGGTGGAGCTGCTCGGCGATGCGCTTCACATCATCCAACCATTTTGACAGGAAGTTCTGTTTTGCAGCCTTCCCCGTCTCGGCGACTGCAGCGGCAGTCGAAGTTCCCATGTCCTTGACCGCGGTGCCGGTTTCCTTTGCCTTATCGACAACTTCGCTCTGACCATTGATCCAGTCTCGGAAGGAGTAGGCAAGGTCTTTAGCCTTATCGCCGACTTTACTCATTCCCTTCTCAAAGGAATCCCAGACCGCGGAGTTCTTGATCTTCTCAACGAGTTCACCAATTGCGGCAGACAGGTCTTGAAGCTTCTGAGCCAACCATTCCGCTTTACCGGCTATATCGAACTTGGTCGCGAACTCCTCGAGCTTATGGGAGACGCCAGCGACTACGGCCTCGAACCCGGTAAGACCATCAACATTGAATCCCGCAAAGAACTGACTAATAGCGTCCTTTGCTGAACTCATCTTAGATGCTAGCTTGGCTCCGATCTTATCACCGAAGTCCTGGATCGTCTCCTTGACCTCGGTTAGGGAATACTTGATCTTCCCGATAGCGTTACTAAAGGCCTGGAATGCGGGAGATGCCTTGAGGGAGGTCATTAGCCTTCCGAGTGCTCCAGACAGACCGCCAACAGCGGCCGCTGCAGCACTGACCCTACCACCGATGTTCAGCCAGATGAAGAAGTCATGGATCTTCTCGACAACCCAGGAGATTACTTTTCCAAGAAGATCGATCGGTGGGAGCAGGAGCTTTAGCGCCTTTCCACCAATGTCGAGTTTGGTGAACCACTGGTCGAAAGCGTAGACTACCTTACCTATAACCTTCGTAATCTGGAATAGACCGGAATTCATACCCGTTACAACCGGGAAGAATGCCCCGATGATGTGTCCAGCCACGGTGAGGATTACCTGGCCGACCTCGGAGATGATTGTCCAGAAGATGTGGAAGACCGAGAACAGTCCGGTAAAGGTCCACTCGAGTTTATCTGCGAAGTTGTCAGTGATAATCAGCTTCTCAGTAAAGTCAGCGAATGCTTTAGTTAGCCTTGCCAGTCCTTCTCCGCTTGCTCCACCGAACACCTTGTTGAATGCCGTACCGATCTGTCCCACGATCTTGAAGATCGAGAAGAAGATGTTCTTCAGACCGCGTAGGAGATCCTCTCGGCCTCCGGCTGCAGCCCACATTTCGAGGAAGCTATTCCGGGCATCGCTCATGTCGTTGATGAGGTCGCCAACCCAGTTACCCACTGCAGTGAATAGTGCCTGGGCCTCTCCGAAATCACCAAGGATGATCTGCCAGGTCTTGGCCCACCCGGAGCCGAGTGCCTCGCCCCAGGTGCCGATCATCTGCGTGAAGGTTCGAATCTGGGTCGCCGAATCGAGACCGGCCTGAGCCAGACGCTTCATCTGTGCTGCTTGTTCCTCGGAGTAGCCCATCTGCTTGAGCTGTTCCTCAGAAAGGTCGCCGGTAAGAGCCTTCAGGGTCTCGGTCATGATTTCTGCCGAGAGCCAACCTTCCTGAAGAGAGAGTCGGAAGGAGCCGTTCTTGGCGACCATGTCATCCACCGCGATACCGTGCATCCTGGCGGTCGTCATGATTGCTTCTTGGAACTGCTTACCGCCGATACCGGCATTCTCGATAGACATCCAGTCTTGAAGCTTAACCACGCCGGAGCTCATGGCCTGAGCGAGCTGCCTAGTGGCTCCGGCTGCAGCCGTGGCATTGGCTCCAGACAGGGCCGCCATGTTTGAGAAGCCCTTGACTGCCGCAGTAGCATCCTCAAGACCAATACCCGCCACCGTGAATGTACCAATGGAGTTGGTCATCTCGGTGAAGTTGTAGATGGTCTTATCGGCGTAAGCGTTCAGCTCATCGAGAGCCTGGTTAACCTGGGTCAGCGTGGTACCATTTTGAGCTGTGTTGGCGAGAATGGTCTGAACCGAGTTGATCTGAGTCTCGTACTCGGCAAAGCCGTCCTTCATGACGTTGAAGAACCCAGAGACGATCTGGGATCCCGCCGAAAGAGCAGCGCCAGCGATTCCTCCGAATGCGGCGATACCTAATCCCTGGGAAACGGTCAGATTTCGACCGACTTCTAAAGCCTTGTTTGCGAGATCACCAAACGTAGTGTTTCGAGCGATCTCAGAAAGTCTTGATAGTCCGCCTGTAGCGCCACCAACATTGTTTAGCGAGTTCTTAAGCTTGTCCATACTGGAAGCCGACTCGCTGATGGCGTTGACGAACTGCTTGTTATTGAGTTTGAGCGAGACTACCCGCTCGTCAATGGTCGCCAATTACCTAGTGACCTCCTTCCAGGCCTGTTTTGCAATCTTGTCGAAGACAGGCTTGATTGCGGGATTGATGTAGTCTCGCCCGACGACGTATCCGCCGTTTCGGGTGCCGTGTCCGTACTGAAGAATCACGGCGATGTTCACGCCCTTGTTGACGTGCGAGTTAGTCCAGTCGATTCGCCAGCTGTTGCCGGTTCGCTTGACTTGATAGTTCCATGATCCGGCCGTCTGGCCCGACGAGGAGGGAGTGGCGCGACTTAACGCCTCCACCCCCTCCTTGCCGAACTGGTTCATGATCAGTGCGAGATCCAGTTTAGCCATTCGCGCCATCCAGTTTCTTGTGGGGCGCCAATCGCCCTGGCTCTCGAAAGTGATCATGTGTTTCTCCTAGACTTTCTGTGTCGGGAAGAGGTCTGCTATACCCGAGACCATACAGCCTGCGGCGCCATTAGCGATACCTCGGTCGTAGGCCGCCTTGTTGGGGCAGATGTGGGCCCATACGGGCTTACCCAGGGTAAGGATCTTGTCCCAGGTTGTCTTCTGGGCGTCGTAGGACATACCCAAGAAGGTCCAAGGCCCGTGCCAGCCATTTATCTGGCCGCCGATGACGTGGTCCTCATAGGCGTATCCCCAGCACATCCATCCGTCGTTCTTCCACTGAGTGGCCAACCACGTGGCGTCAATTGAGAACTTCCAGATTACCCGATCCTTGGCATCCTTCGGTAGGAACCTAAGCAGATCAGACCACTGAGCGGCCGAGTACTTCGGGTCTAAGACCGTGATGTGGCTCGATCCATATGCCTCGAAGTAGTCCTCGACCTTCATGAAGGGTTCGCCCTGGGTCTTGTACTTCTGGATGTCAGCCCAGGTCATATCAGTGACAGGAGTATCAGGGGCCGAAGGATCGACCCTCGTAAGCTTCCTGTCGTGGTTCAGGAACCATACTCCGTCCTTTGTTTTCTGACAAGAAACCTCAAGAGCCCCAGCACCCCTCGCTACCGCGTTGGTGTAAGCCTTCATAGATGACTCTGGCCAGCTGGCGGATCCACCTCGGTGAGCGATGATATACCCTCTGCTACGGATCATCTTGACGATATTATCGTACCCGAAGGGCATCTCCCTCATTGTAGCGGGAGTCTCGGACCGATCCGTCTCAAGGACTCGAACCAAACCCTTGGCTGATGGGTGGATCTCGACCGTGGGCTCAGTGTTCCCGGACTTAGGAGTGAGCTCAACTCCGGTGTAACCAGAGATCAAGTCGCCAACCACAAACTCCGGAGCCTCAGTTACCAGTGCACCACGGATCATCGACCAGGATGCGTTATCCGAGGATCCTCCGGATCGAATTGTCGACTTGGGCCAGTTTGGTTCCTTGTTCTTGGCCGCACCGTGAGACTGGATGAATAGAAGCGTAGGCTTCGTTATCGCAGGCTTGGTCGTCGACCAAGGAATCAGTTTTGCGTCTTCGACATTCCGGAGGAGAATCATCACGGCTCGTTCTCGAGCAGTGGACTGAGTCTTCCCTGTCCAGATAACATTCTGAGTATCAGAGGGATCTGCTACCCATTTTGACGCGATGTAACCGGATCTACCGCCGATGTTGGGATTAGACAATCCGTTCCATCCGGCGGGCGGTTTGGCCGAAGTGTTCCCGAACTGGGACGCCACAACAAGAACCGCGAGATCTCCGACCTTCGATTCTAAGGAAAGAGGATTTCCCGCACCACCATTCGCCTGATCTGGATAGTTCCCTACGATGTAGATTCCGCCGAGATGCGCTCCAGGATTAACCGCGGGAGTCTTAAACACCTCGATGTTGTGGAATGTCGCCGACTTGGAGTCATTCGGGATAGCGAAGTATGGTGCCCAGAACGGAACCGATCCATCAAGGAAGACATTCTCGGCTTTAACCGTCCTAGACCCGGCGAGCAGCTCCACCTTCGTGACAAAGACGGAACTACTTCCGGTGTCTTTATGTTCCTCCGGGAACTTGGTGTGGAAGATGTTTACCGAGGTATCCTGTGTGGCGGTATAAGTGATCTCGAAAGTCCACTTACCGGTCCCGATAGGCTTATTGTCAATGCCCCACGGGCCAAATCCTCCGCCAGGACTAACGATCGCGTCGTTAGTCCCCCAATCAACGAGCCCAGAACTGGACCACCACCTGTCTTTCCATCCGAAGATGCTAGACATTTCGCCTCACGATGACGGTCCCGCTCTTGGTTCCCGGTGGTACAGCCTCATCCTTACCGAGGACAAGAACTGTAGCCCCGGTCGGACCCGTATTGGCCTTGAGTCGATCGACATCGAGCTTGAGGTCGAGGAAACCCTTAATCCACGGGATGACGAGCTCTCGAAGCTTTTCGCCAGGAGGATTGGCGTAGGGGTTTCCGACCGGCTCCCACTGCCCACCATGGTTCGGATCCTCAACGAGGACTCCGTCGGTGATATAGAGGTGGCTAATCGGTAGCTTGTCGGCCTTAGCGAAGACCTCTCGATAATTGGCCTCGGTGGTGGTGTGGATTACGGCCCACCAGCGAGTGCTGGGGTACTCCGACATATGTGCCGGAAGGATCGGAGTCTGCGGGTCATCGGTCAACCACTTCTGAGCAGTCCCCTCGAACATCATGCATACATCGAAGTCCAGCTTACACATCGCCTCGGAGATATTGGCTCCAGTGTTGATGACGATCTGGAATGCCGGCCCATACTCTGTTCGGAGATCGTTAATCAGGGTCTCGTACCACTTGACGCGGTTTGCTGATGTGCCCCAACCGTTGATTACCTCGTCGAGGAATACGCCCTGAACGACATCACCGTACCACTGCTTGGCTCGCTTGATGTGTTCCTTGATGTATTCGTGAGTGTACCGATCGGGATTCGGAATTCCAGCACGACCGGGATCATCGTGACCAAGGCTGGCGGCACCGTACTGCGTCTTCACATAGAAGAGAATTCGCTTGGCTCCAGCACCCAGTGCGAGTTCAGCCTGCTTCTTGAAGTCCTTCTCGTAGGCTTCCCAGTCGCCGCTGTTGCGGTTCATGATCACGAAGCCGAGCTCGTCGCGGAACTTCAGAGTCTGAGCCCACTTGGAATGCTGCCCAGGCTTTCCATCCTGGTAGTAGTCCGGCCAGTAGTACGTTACAGGAGAGTAGTACCGATCGCCGTTGCGGAACGGAGTCTGCGCCTTAGCTGCAGCCGCGACTTCCGCCTTGGTTCCATATGCTCGCTGAGCATCATCTTTGCGGAGGTAGTTCTCCAGCTGAGGAGTCACTGCATCCTGTCCGGCGGGACCCCTTTCTCCAGGAGGTCCAGGAGGTCCAGGAGGTCCAGCAGGACCCTTTTGTCCAGGGTTTCCGGGAGGTCCAGGGTTTCCGGGAGGTCCAGGGTTTCCGGGAGGACCCTGAGGTCCTCTAGCGCCGGGAGGACCCGGGGTGCCCGCCCCACCTCCTCCACCAGACACTTCGGGAACGACGATGGCCGTCGGTGTCTCATTAACGGGATCGATCGTTGCGCCCTGTACGAGACCGACGTGCTTGATTACGTCGAACTTCGGAGAATCAATAATCAGCGTGTGGGTCCAGGATCCGGCGGGCGTAACGCCTTCGCCCGGAGCCAACACCGCGACGTTGACATTGCCGCTGGTATCGGTTCGGACCGAGACTTCCCGCATGGGGACTTGTACGCCATCGACGGTTCCGAGAGCGCCCTTGACATCGGGGATCACTCGAAGGGTGGCCTGGCCGTTTTCTCCACCAGGGATCTTACCCTTCAGATAACAGTATGGCACTGCCATTTTGACTCCTTACGGTTGCTCGGCTCGGTCGAGGTAGGAGTTGACTCGAGCGTTGGTGTCGGGGCCCCAGACCCCATCGACCTCAGCGCCGACGGCGGCCTGCATAGCTTCGACGGTTGCGTCGTGAGCTTCCTCGGAAGCATCTCCCCAGATACCATCGGCTTCCGTACCGACAACCATCTGAGTGAAGGCCACGCCGAACGGGAAGGTTCCTCCGCCCCAGTTCGACGCTGCAGCCACGGAGTAGCAGCGAGCCCGAGTATCGGGTCCTGCGACATTATCAGCCTCGGCTCGAACGGCCCGCTGAAGCGCGGTGATATCGGCGTAACCGCTATCGGTAGTACCCCCGCCAGAAGACGAGTCTGAGTAAGCGGGGCGGATAACATAGGCGATCGAGTGGTTGCGAACTCGGCGCCATACACCGTTACCCGCAGACTGGGAGCCGTAGCTTCCAGACGAGGTGTTACCCTCGATGGTTTGCAGCGTACCACCACCAAGATTCCGCTCGACGAAGCCGACGTGGTCCGTACCTCCGCCGTCCCAGTTGAAGATCAGGACATCGCCTGGCTCGGCATCATAAACCGAAACGAAGTAAGCTTCGGGATGCTGGCGTATCTTATTGACTGTGTAATCCGTGTTGAAGGAAAAGCCGCCGATGGCGTCGATCTGTCCACACTCATCAAGGCACATGCTGACGAACAGCATGCACCACCACACAGAGTCGGACGGTCCAGCAAGCCACTGCTGTCCAGTTCGAGCAGCCCAGTATCGCCCAGCTTCAGATCCGGGATTAGGGTCGTCAGGGGCGTAGTAGCCGATCCTTGCGGCAGCTCGTGCGAGAACATCGTATGCAACGCTCACTTCATCACCTCGGTAGTCTGGGACACGTGAATGCCTTTGTCCTCCATCGGATCGGTACCGATGTTGGCCTGCGGGGCGAATGCCTCGTCAGGGATCTCTGAGTGCTTTCCCATTTCTAACCTCTTGTTCCTAGAGCCTTACGCCGCTGGGCATTCAGCTCCCTGTTTCGAGCCATGATTTCGCTTTGACTCATCTTCTTGTTAGGCTGGTTCTTCTCATTGCATACTTGAATGAGTGTGAGTAGCCGGTTAATGTGCCAGTTCTCGCAGGTGAAAGGGATCTGGCAGGCTATCATCCAGTAGTAGATCAGCTCGGACGAGGTGTACTCCCCGGAGCCTCCTTTCTTACTGGTGCTGATTCTGGTAGCGGTCATCGGGTCTGCGATGTACTCGTTGATCCGGTGAAGCTCAGAAGGGGGTATACGGTCCAGGAGCGATCGATCGAACTCTTCTTCTTGAACCATACATTCGATGTATAGCTTAAGCTCCTCACTAGTCACATCATCGTTACCGATTAAGTGTTTGTGGGTGATCGACTCCCATTTTGACAGGGAGAGAAGGTTGTGCTCCAGGTGTAGTGTACCGCCGGGCCAAGAGACGAACGACTCTGTCGACTCATCGAACGCGTCGACTGGCGGGATAGAAACTATAAGCATTGCAGGCACCGAGGGCCCAGGAGTCTAGGTCTCTGAGCCCCCGGTGTAGTCTGTCAGCCTGCGAAGTGCGCCTTGATCTCGTCCGGGAGAAGGAGCGTCGGTTCATTCTGACCAGCGCCCTCCTTGCCGAACAACTTCTCCTCCAGGGTCTTCAGCTTGCCAGCGTCGACCTCGAGAGAGTTGATCGTCAGGAGCGAGGTGGGCTTGAAGCCGGCGACGTTAACAGCCGTGGTGGAGATGTCCCAAGAGAAGGAGATCGCCTCAGGCGAGTCATTAACGGTCTTGTAACCCTTCTCAGAAGGGGAGGCCTTGCAGCCGTAGACGATGTGGAGCTTGTAACCCTTATCCTGGCCAGCGACGTCGTCACCAATCTTGGTGCGGTACACCAGACCGAAGGTCTTGCGCTCCTGCTGACCGATCTTAACACCCTTGGACAGGGTGGCAGACCCGTCACACTGCTCGAACTCCTCGGGGTAGGTGTAGGCCTCGATCGTGGCCTTCAGCTTCTCCGCGGAGAGCAGGGTCAGGTACTGAATGTTGTCGGCGTAGAGGTCAGTTGCCTCAGCGCCCTCGGGCTTCTCCGAGACGGCGGTGATACCATTCCAAGCAACACCGACGCCGTACTTCTTCTGAGCAGAGTCGTACACATACAGAGCGCAGTGGTCAACACCGGTCTCAATGCGACGCTCGCCAGTCTTGTCCCAGACAAGAGCAGCCATGTCTTCTCCTAGTAGTAGACGTCAAAGACGTCGTGGTAGAGGTTCTCTTGGACTAGCCGGGTCATGTGTCGACTGAACAGCAGGTCCTCGATCTTGACCCTAGTCGGGTCTTCTGGGTTCCGAGCGATCAGCGTCACCTGGAAGCGATTCGCCTTGATGTACTTTAGATTGTCGGCGTACATCGGTTCACCCGGGTTTCGCTCATACACAATACATGGGTACTGGAGCTTGATCGACGGGAGCGGCTGGTAGTAAACGTTCCTGGAACCCAGGATTTTCTCCAGCAGGGACTGAAGCTCAAGGCGTCGGTCCATTGTACACTCCCGTCATCTCAAGCACCAGCCGGGGGAACTTCAGCTCCACGTAGGAGATCTTCCAAAGTCCCCCCAGCCAGCGAACGTACCGAAGGTTCTGGATATTGTCAACAACATATCCATCTGCCAAGATGCTAATCTGATTACTAAGATTGATCTTATCCAGAACCTGATCGGTTGTACTGAAGCGACGACTCTCTCGGAATACGTCGCCATAGTACTGCTTCTCGATGATCTGATCTTCCCAAATTCCCGGCGAGGTCTCTACTTGAGTTGCGAAACCAATCTCTCCGAAGAATTTGGCCAAGGATCAGTCCTCTGCGACGGGGTTACCGTCCTCCTGCTTGCGCTCGACGACGATGGCCGACTTGACCTTCGTCAGAGCGCCGGAGAGACGGGTCTCCAGCAGGTAGTGGTACTGGTTGAAGCTGATGTCGAAATCCTCAGCAGCGAACAGCTGGCCACCCTTGTCAGCGCCGATGGTGTAGTCGGTCATGTTG